AATACGCATGAGACTTATTATGTTTTTAGACCCTGGATGCATTATATAGAATCAAACGATGATTTGATGGTGCTTAATTCTTCTCATGTAATAGCTACAGCTAATCCTAATCCTGGATTACTCATGCAGTATTTTTGGGCAGTTAAAGACGCGCATCTAGCGGCTGAAGAAAGAGAACTCGCGTATCGCAGTGAAACTATGCATAGATTATCTGAAGCTGCAAAACAGATGGAGAAACTGTTAGCTAAAAGAGCAGGAAAAGACTCGGCCGAACCAAATAATATAATACCTTTTCCAATATTCTAGTTCCCCCCGAACGATTGTTCTTTATTATACTGAAATTTTAATCAATTATCAATCCCTTTACTTTGTAGAAAAAATATAGTAGAGTAATTCTTTTTGGAGTTATATTATGAGTGAAGCAAAACTTAGAAAACAAGATCGGCCGCATTACGTTAATAACGCAGACTTTTCTGCTGCAGTTGTAGAGTATGTGACTTCTGCTCGCAAAGCCAAAGAGGCTGAAAAACCCAAGCCAATGATACCAGATTACATCGCTAGATGTTTTCTTAAGATCGCTGAAGGCCTCTCACACAAAGCCAACTTTGTTCGATATACCTATCGTGAAGAGATGGTAATGGATGCAGTCGAAAACTGTCTCAAAGCAATCGAAAATTATAATCTTGAGACGGCAACTCGCACAGGTAAACCCAACGCCTTTGCTTATTTCACCCAGATCTCTTGGTACGCTTTCCTACGGCGGATCCAGAAAGAGAAGAAACAGCAAGATATAAAGTTAAAGTATCTCTCTGAAACCGGACTCGAGTTCCTTATACAAGAGGAATTAAACCAGAACCCTGCAGCTAAAGCGACACAGGCTTTTGTTGAAGAGTTGAAACAAAGAATCGATGCGGTAAAATCTTATGATGAATCTATAGATTTATATGAGACAGAAATAAAAGCAAGAAAGAAAAGAACGGTTTCTGTTGACTCAGACCTGACTGAGTTCATGCAATGAAACTTTGGACTATCTGGAAATATGCCCTTGGTGGGTTTTCAGACGATAAGACTGAACCCTATGATAATTATGTTGCTTTGCTTCGAACTATTATCGTAGGAGTAAATTTTATGACATGTTTTTTTATTATGGCAAATGTTGTACATAATTGGTGAATAAATGAAGATAGCAATTCTTAATGATACGCACTGCGGTATTCGTAATTCCTCTGAAATCTTTATGGATTATCAAGAAAAATTTTATCGTGACATATTTTTTCCATTTTTGGAACAAAACAATATAGATAAAATTTTACATCTTGGCGACTATTATGACAACCGCACTTCAATCAATTTCAAAGCGCTTAATCACAATCGCCGCATATTTCTTGATCAACTTCGGGATCGTCGTATCCACATGGATATTATCCCAGGTAATCACGATGTTTATTACAAGAACACCAATCGCTTAAACGCTCTTAAAGAGCTTCTCGGTCATTATATGGGCGAGGTTCGAATTATAGAAGAGCCGACAGTAGTAAGTTATGATGGATTTAACGTTGCATTAGTGCCTTGGATTAATCCTGAAAACGAAGAAACTTCTGTCGAATTTATTAAGAATTGTAAGGCAGATATATGCGCCGCTCATCTAGAGTTAAATGGTTTCGAAATGCAGAAAGGCGTACCCTGTTCTGACGGTATGTCACCATCAATATTTGATCGTTTTGACGCTGTTCTTTCTGGTCATTTTCACACCAAATCTCATAAGGAAAATATCCATTACCTTGGGTCTCAGATGCAATTTTTCTGGTCTGATTGCAATGATCGGAAATACTTTCATGTTCTAGACACAGAGACTCGCGAGATAGAGTCTATCGAGAATCCTGTGACGATATTTGAAAAACTTCATTGGGACGATACCAATAATAACTATGCGATCAAAGACGTCTCTTACTTAGACGAAAAGTTTGTAAAGTTAATTGTTGTCAACAAAACTAAACCCGCAGAGTTTGAGAAATTTGTTGATAGAATCAATAGTCGTAGGATACACGGACTGCAAATCGCTGAGAATTTTCAGGACTTTGGTGGCTCTCAGGTCGAAGACGATAACATCTCACTTGAATCTACAGACCGTTTACTGTATAGTTACATAGATGCAGTAGATACTGATTTGAATAAAGATCGAATAAAAGCAGAAGTTCGTGAATTAATGATAGAAGCACAAAGTCTGGAGCATGTATGATTCGATTTCATACTCTAAAGTATAAAAACTTTCTCAGCACTGGAGATAAATGGACTGAGGTTGATTTCGAAAATAGCAAAACCACATTAGTAGTAGGTCAGAATGGAGCGGGTAAGTCTACCATGCTTGACGCTCTGTCATATGCTTTGTTTGGTAAGGCTCATCGAAACATCAACAAGCCTCAGCTGATCAACAGCATCAACCAGAAAGATATGAAAGTTGAAGTGAAGTTCAGCGTCGAAGGTTCTCTCTATACTGTTATCCGTGGTTTGAAAAGAACAACGTTTGAGATTTGGCGAGACGATGTTCTTATTAATCAAGACTCTCACAGCAAAGATCATCAGAAGATTCTAGAGCAAAATATTCTGAAACTAAATCATAAATCATTTCACCAAATTGTCGTTCTTGGGTCTTCTTCTTTTGTTCCTTTTATGCAGCTACCTGCTCATATTCGTCGAGAGGTTATTGAAGACCTTTTGGATATTAATGTTTTCTCGACTATGAACTCTCTTCTCAAACAGAAGTCTGCATTATTAAAAGAATCTTTGTCTTCGAATTCTCATGAGCTGCAGCTCGTACAGACTAAAATCGACGCACAAAAATCTCACCTTTGTCAGATACACAAAATCTCTGAATCCGCCAAGCAAGAAAAACTCGAAAAGATTGCTAAAGAAGAAACAGAGTTGGCCCGTCTAAACACCCAAGTGACCGAATGGGAAGATAATGTTCTTACTGAATTACAGTCGAGACAAAAGACTCTTGATAGTAAGATTACCGAACTCGGTAAGTACGTCTTTCAATTTGATTCTAAACAACAAGCGACAAACAAAGAAATATTATTCTATGAAGATAACGAAGACTGCCCCACTTGCCAGCAAACCATCGAAACCACCTTCCGACTGGATAAGGTACAGAACGCCAAGCACAAGTGGGACGAACTGGAAGAAGCGAGACACGCAGCAGAATTCAAAATCCAAGGATTAACTAATGATCGAGAATCTATACAAAACTCTATTGATGAAGAGACTGAAAAACTTAATGCTCTCAAAACAACCAAAGAGAAAATCGCGTGGACACAAAACAGAATTAATACTCTACAGAGTGAGTTATCCGAACTCGAAACAGGTGTACATAGCCTGTCCGAGGCACGAGATTCTCTCCAGCGCGAAGAAAATAAGAAAAACGATCTCACAGACGAAAAATTAGTACTGGCTGAACAGAAAGAATATCATAATGTTATCACAGAACTCTTAAAAGACACTGGCATCAAGACCAAGATTATCAAGCAATACTTACCTGTAATCAATAAGCTGACGAACCAGTATCTGCAGATATTAGATTTCTATGTGCATTTTGATCTAGACGAATCATTTAAAGAAACCATCCGGTCACGACACCGCGACGCATTTTCTTATGATAGTTTTTCCGAGGGTGAAAAACAACGCATCGACTTGGCTCTCTTGTTTACTTGGAGACAGGTTGCTAAGATGAAGAACAGTATTGCTACTAACTTACTGATTCTTGATGAGACGTTTGATTCGTCTCTCGATGCTGACGGCGTTGAAAACTTGTTGAAGATTATCGAAACTCTTGGAGCTGATACCAATACCTTTGTTATCTCTCACAAAGGTGAGATTCTTCAACAGAATTTTGAACGTAAAATTGAGTTCGTTAAACATAAAAACTTCAGCAAAATTGCTTGTTGAAATTTTAAATTTAATCGACTAATATATACATAAACCATTGAAGGATACATTATGCAACTCACTGAAAANACAATGAACGTTTTGAAAAATTTCTCGACAATAAACGAGAATATTGTAATCGAACCTGGAAAGCAGATTAAGACAATTTCAGACGCCAAAAATATTATTGGAAAGGCCGTTATCGATAACGAGTTTTCAACAGAATTTGGTATCTATCAATTGCCTGAGTTTCTAAACACGCTCGCGCTTTGTGATGACCCTAGCTTAGAATTCGAAGAAAACTTTGTTTCAATCGGCGATAAAACTGGAGTATCAAGAGCCAAATTTTATTTTTCCAATCCTGAGATGTTAACTCGACCTACTAAAGATATTGTTATGCCTTCTGCAGAAGTAAGTTTTGCATTGCCTGCAGATACTTTATCAAAGATAAAGAGAGCCGCTTCGGTGCTTGGTCATACAGAAGTAACAGTTTCTGTTAAGAACAACGTGCTTTGTTTAACTGTGTTAGATAGTGAGAACAGCACTTCAAATACGTTCTCTGTTGATGTTGTAGGTGAATACAGTAATGATGATTTTAATTTTGTTTTAAGCATAGATAATCTACGCATAGTTCCTGGAGATTACAACGTGAAGTTATCTTCAAAACTTATTTCGCATTTTGCGAATCAAACCCACCCAATTGAATATTGGATTGCTTTAGAAAAAAACAGTAAATATGGAGTTTAATAATGAACGATAATCAAACTAAAATTGTTGAGTTAGCCAACAGAACAACTCGCAGCACAGTAGCTGTCATCGATACAATCGCCGCGCGCGGTGGATTTCGGGGCGAAGAGCTGGCGACTATTGGTCAACTTAGAGACCAATGTATACA